AATTGCATAGTTTTGCAATATGGATTTTAAAAAATTGCATAGTTTTGCAATATGTGGGATAATAAGGGATGATATGGGAATAGTCGGGATGGTTACTAGTAAACATGTCAATTTTTTATGAAAATTTGACATGTTTACTGATGATACTATTAGGATTAGTCTGTTAGATTAGTAAAAACAACTGATTTAAATCTATTTAGAAAAATTGATAGTTGCCAAAAATGAAGCGTATGTATTATTACATTTTTTTAGATATCCCAAGAAGCTTGATATTGATGATTTTATTTTAGATAGAGAAATTTTATTTTGAGAATATAGTTCTGCGTATTTTTTAAAACGGCGTTTGGCTTTTAGTACATTCCTCTTGCGAGGTTTTAAGTGAGAATATTTAATTTTGTAGCCGCAAAAATCTATATAATGTTTTGTAGGGAAAATTGAGGTTTTAGGGTTTAACTTTAAAGATAATTGAGCATCTAAAAATTGCTCTATCTGCGACTTTAAGCTATGTAGAAACTTTTTATCCCAATGAATTATCAAAAAATCATCCATATATCTTAGATAATACTTAATCCCAATCTTATCCTTTATAAAATGGTCAAATATATCTAGATACGCATTGGCAAACAATTGCGATGTTAATGCTCCAACTGGAATCCCTTTGCCAGTATTATTGTTTGCCCTAATAATGGTATTGCATAACCACAACACATCCTCATCTTTTATGGTTTTAGAAATAATATTGATTAATATTTTATGATCTATATTGGGGAAGTATTTTGATATATCGCATTTGAGAACATATAATGGCTTTCTGCCGAAAGCAACAAAAGCCCTCCTTAAAAACATTTGTGCTCGCTCTACTGCTGCATGAGTTCCTTTGTTTTTCCTGCAGGCATAGTTGTCGTATATAAAACGTTTTTCAAACAGTGGCTCTATTACATTACATAGGGCGTGGTGAACAATCCTGTCTTCAAATGTCGGAGCACTAATTAATCGCTTTTTAGGATCATAGACGTAAAATTCTCTAAAAGGCTTTGGCTGCCATGATTTCCACATGAGATGATTTTGAGTGTTTATAAGGTTTTCTTCAAGGTTACAGAAAAATAGCATAACTTCTTTCTTATACCGATTCCCCTTTCTAGCTTTTAGATAAGCATTATATAAATTTTCAAATTCTATAATTTTATCAAACATCTCGCTCATTTTTATTCCTACACAGCCTAACAATTACAATTACGCTGTGGTTATAAAGAATTTTTCCTGCCCATCGGCAAGACGGGCTAAGGATCTGATTCGTTTATCACATGGCATTGCTTTCGTAAAAACAATGCTCAATACAAAAGGATCACAGGCGCAACGGGAACCGATGTTCGTGTTCACGAGCCACGAGTAGTTGCTCAAGTTCACCGTCCGAGAGCCACAGAAAGCGCCATCATCCCAGTTGCCGCCGATGCATCCTTAGCCCACACTTTTAATCCATCCGCCTAAAACTTTACCTATCTCTATCAATCTTTCAGCACTATGCCTAAATGAATTGTGAGATAAATATTTTCTTGCATGAGCAAATCTCAGTAAAAACTTTAACTCTTCAAGCTTTACGTCCAGATCATACAACATAGGTCTTTTGGAGTGAGACTTATTTGCTCTTATGCACAGGCGTATTAAGTCAATTACGCAATTTTTTATTTGCGTGCAGAGCGCAAACTTTTCAAACTTAGGAAATTTGTCAACAATAGGAAAAAGATATAACGCAAAATCTGTTAACTTTTGATATAGTTTTAACTCTTCCATTCCTTAATACAGATTACCAGAAGTCAGATATCAGATTCTCAGAGAGAATCACAGGCGCAACGGGAACCAATGGCCGCGTACACGAGCCACGAGTAGTTGTTCAAGGCCACCGACCGAGAGCCACAGAAAGCGCCATCAACCCAGTCGCCGCCGACAATAAATTGCACTAATCCATAATCATAAGGCAAATAAAGCTGTCCGACATTTTGCCCCGACATAGGATTTCTCCAATTCCAAGATGTGCTATCCTGCCTAATTGAGAATTCATCAAGCCATTCCCAGACATTACCAACGCAATCAATTACATTAGTCAGAGATATAGCCCTTTCAACATAACCTGTTGTTTGCCTTTGCGTGTTTGTAGTTGCACTCCATGCATTAACATTATCGCTGCCATTGCCCTGAGGGCTGCCATATGCTGCTCTAAGCCATTCTGCGTATGTGAGCAATCTTTTCTTACTTCTATATGCAAGCTCTATAAAATTGTATCCATTTAACCCTTCCGTTCCTGTGAGCGGAATGGAATTATATGTTGATTTAAGCGAGCCAGTAACTACAGGTGAGCCGTCACCTGCAGAAAATGTAATAGCCTCGTTTACGCTTGCTAAATAAATATCTACCCACACACCGCCGCCTATATATACCATACCTTCTGGACTGCATTTTGGTCTGAAAACCAGATCCCAAACTGAGTTTGGAACTACAACGTTATTTGTGATATCAGAAGAGGTAAAAGAATTTCTCTTTCTTCCATAATGAAAACCACCTATTTTTCTGCTGTTATTTGCATTGTATCCACTTGGGATAGTTGAGTTAAGGGATATTAACAATAACCCAGAATCACTGCCATCATCACAAAGGTAAACATAATAATCTTTTCCAAACTGAAAAGAGCCTGTATCTAAAGTTGTTATATTTACATCACTTGTAAATTCATAAACTTTCCAAACTGTGCCATTAAACAATGGAATAATTGTCCCGCTTTTTAAAATAACTCCATTAAGGCTTGTATTGGGCTCAAGGTAATGGTCTCCACCCCCAGCCCTAACATCATGCGGCCTACTTAAAAAACTTGCATTAAGTGGATATTGTGAACTATCTTGCCATAAAAGTCCCATATTATGCCTCCTCTAATTTATTAATTATTGATGTTATTTCATCTTTTGTAAAGCCCATTTGTAAAAACCTTGCATTTTGGTTTTCCTGCAATTCGTAAGCATGATATTCGATAGTGCCGTCCTCTTTTTTAACCTCACAAATCTTTTCATTTTCAGCAGGGATATATCCTTCATTCACAACATTTTTATACATATATACCTTTTCGTCAAAAAGAATGTCTTGAAGTTTCTTTTTCACTGATTCTTTGTCCAGCCTCCCTTCCATTGCAAGCTGAACGCAATATAATACATCCTCTTTGCTATTTAGCCATTTTGGTACTCCAATCATAAAACACCTCCTATAATAATTGCTTTGCCTTGCTGTTGATTGTTAAATCTTATTTTTATTTTATTAGGAGAAATGATAAGAATTTCAGAATACGGAATATCTGTCAATTTTATAGCACTAATTGTAGCTCCTTGCCCACAATAAACTCCATCTTGTCCACAAAAAACACCTGAGCCACAATATCCACCTATATATACATTTTCAGAGTCTTCAGAATATGCCTTTACAATACAATATGTTACATTTAGATTATGTAAAACATCCCATTCGAGTGCGGGTGTTTGCTGTAAGTGAAGATATTTTTTTGTGTATTGAGCATGTTCGTGATTCTCAATTGCATATGAAATCTGTTGCGGAATATTATGTTCATTTGGAGAATTTTTATGTGCAGATATTTGTTGCTGTATATTCTGATGCGACATTAAAGATTCATTATGCTCAACAATATCCTTTTTTGTTGCAAGTACGACAGTATCATTAATCCACGCAGTTACATTTTCTGCAGAGCTAACAATAACAAAAACATCAATAATGCTTTCTATAACAATATTACCACTTGGCGGCAAATAATCTGCTTTGTCTCCTGCATATGATACAGCATATAAAATTTCTCCTTCTTCAGGATCCTGTGCAAAAACACCCAGCTCTCTCGCAAAAAAACCATTTTGCAACACATTGTTTACAAACACAGCTCTAATCCTTGCTGTGCCATTGCCAACAACTTCTATACCCTGAATTTGTATGCTATGCTTTTCAGATACAAGTAAAGTCATTTCGGCAGGATTATCTGGCTCTTGCCATATACCGTCACCCATTGCAACACGAGTGAATATTAGTTGCGTTCCCCGTAGTGCTTTTGCAAGCAAGTTAAGCCCCTTATTTGTTATTATTGTTCCTGAAAAATTAGCCATTTTGCACTCCTATTGTTGTATATATGCCCATTCTAAAAGCATATCCGCAGTATATCTGTTGAGATTTTACATTGAAGGTGGGAGAATTTATGCCTATCATATATCTTTTCCCGTTCCAAACTGTTGCCCCTGCCTTGAATGTACCAGCGTGCCTATGCATTGTCCCAACACTATCAAGCCAGCTTCGTTCATTTTTATATTCGTCAATTACTGCTTTTAGTGCTTGATAATCTTTGTCGCTTTGTATCGGTTTATTTGAAACATATGCTTTAAAACGATATGGATTGCCTTGATACTCAAACCATTCTTTTAGGTCTGCCTCATATCCTACGGCAGACAGAGCATTTATTACAGACCATTTCGTGCCTTTGTAGCGGTGTAGTTCTATGGCGCTTTTTATAAGGTTTCTTTTTTCTTGATCAGTTTGTGCAAGCTCCCAGCCTTCAATGTGGAATTGGAAGCCAAGAACATCAAGGATTTCGCCAGAAAGTTCGTCAATTCTATAGTAAATTAGTGCATTTTTTATATTGTTAAATAAGTCAGTATAAGATTCATCGGCTGCATCAATTATCTGCTGTAGTTGCTTTATTGACGGTTGAATAAGTTCTTTTAACATAGCTTAATTTTCTAAACTTTTGCGATTTAATACAAGCGATATTTTCAATACATTCGTCTTGTTTTGTCCCAGTTAATTTTAGAAATCGCTTTTTCTATAATTTTTTGCATATCAGAGCTGATTGCTTCTTTTTCTTTATCTGCAAGGCTGCCGTTAATTACAAAATGATTTGTAAAGTGATTTGTTATTTGTGCGCCAGAAGATACAGAAGCGGCTGCTAAAGCTGGTGGTGTTATTAATTTAGGCGCTTGAATAATGGGTTGTACTGGCTCTAGTACTTGTCTAATTGGTTGAATAATAGGTTGAAGTGAAGACTTTGCCAACGCAAGCGCTTGTGTCATAGAAGAAACAAGCGGGCTTGGATTTAAACTTGAAGCGATTGTCTCAATTATTTTAATTCTATTTAAATCCCTAAGTGGTCCCTCTTTGGCTGGACTGAAAGGTAGTAGGTTGCGTATTTTTTGCACTATGCCTTTTACAGCCTCATAAGGCTT